TAAATCACCAACCCCAACGAGTAAAAAATTAATATCGATTTGATACGGTATTAATTTTGTTTATTATATAAAAACTGATGGAATCTTTAAATACTTGACAACTAATCGATATATGCTATGATTCCCGCATGGAATCGCCTATTGACAAACTCATAAAAATTAATAATTATGATATGTCTAAAATTTTTGCGTGGGTAAATTCTGATTTGGATGGTATAGGTTCTACCATCTTATTGGGTAATCTATTTAAAAATTTTGAATATCGTCACTGTTTCTTTGGTAATTTCGAGGAGCAATATCTGCTATGGGCTAAGGATAATGCGGTAGATTACGATAAAATTTTCATCGTCGGTATGGTTTTAGATCAAAATCTTATCAAAAAAATAGATGACCAGCGAGTAGTGTTCGTGTCCGACCGAAATGAACAATTCAAAACATGGGATTCTACCATTATTCATGATGAATGCTCCTCTTGCACGAAATTATTGTATAAAAAATTTAAAGAAAAAATTGAATTCACTAAAAATCTGAAAAAATTCTTTCTGTATGTTGATGATTACAATTCTTACGATCTAAAACACGAAGAAACCAAATATATAAACGCATTTTATAGAAAATCTGGAGCTAATCGTTTTATTAATTTTGTAAATCGTTTTTGGAACGGTTTTGATGGGTTTAAAGAATCGGAAGTCAAACTTGCCGATGGATTCTTCAAAGAATTAGAAAAAGAATTATCCGAGATCACCCTTTACAAGGGAGAATGGAGTGGTTACAATATTATCTCCACTATATCAAAATTTTCGGTTAATGAATTAGCACACTCTATCATGAGTAATTATGAGGGGGATGCAGTAATCATCATGAATCCAGATACACAGTTTGTTTCGTTTAGAAAATATAAAGGTTCTGACATCGATATTGCTAAAATCGCGAATATGTTATGCGATGGTGGCGGTGGCGAATGGGCAGCAGGTGGTAAAATCACCAAAGAATTTTTAAAATTTAGCGAAACTTTAAAAGAAATTTAATTATGATCAACCCATCAGATTCTATAGTCGAAGAAGAAACAAATCATCTTTTTCTTTGTTTTTGCACCTTTGTTAACAATTTGAAGGGTAAGAAATTATCAATTCAAAATGTATTTGTGACTACTTTACAGGAGGAAAAATTGAAAACAATACTAAAAACAATTTTATCTCTTGACTCTGATCAAGAACTTGTTAAAGTGTTCTTGGAATATGATCCAACTATTGCAAAATCAAAGTATGTAACCAAATTTATCAATAATATTTGTAAGACAAATAAGAGCAGAAATGACAAAACTACAACAAAAAATATATAATTCACATCTGGCTATTTCTCGTAAACAGAGAAATAAACCATTCAGAATTAGAAAAGATTTTTCGTCATTAGAGTCTCATATTATTGATAAATTAGCATCATTAGAAAGATTTTTTCTAGCACATCCATCGGTAAACATTGATGAATATTTTACATCACCTTATGAAATCTTTGAAGATGATGAATATTTTGATTTAGATTTTTACCTTACATCCAAAGCTAAAAAAGCTTACTCACAATACATGAAAAAATTAGAGATTAGCGACCCTGATACGGAAGCTAGTTTGAAACGTCTTATCGATGGTTTAAAATTCATCAAAACATTTTGCCAAGAAAAAAACTTGACTTTAGAAAAATACCATGTATATATAGAGAATAATCTGCCTTGCATTATTGAGCATCTAAAGAATCACGATATTAATATGTATTGTTTACACGCTTTAGGTATTACTAAGATCGATGTGGAGAACAGAGTTTTAGATTTTATTTTTTCTGATTTCTGGACAACTTTTCAGAAGACAAAAAATAAATTCTTCCTAAGTGGGAAGATGAAAAAACTCGCAAAACAAGCAATAACAAAAATACAACAACAACTAAAATAATGACAACAAAAACAAAAGCAAAATTCGGCGGTGCAGCAATGTTCGAATCGATCAAAGCAGCATTGAATAAATCAAAGGATGGCGCTGGCGCACAATTCGGCAATATTCTGAAATGCCCAGATGGTCATACTTATACATTAAGACTTGTTCCTAATGTGGAAAATCCTGAAAAGACATTTTTCCATCACTGGGTGCATGGTTGGAATAGTAAATCATCTGGCTCTTATATGAGTCACATTGGTCTTCAAACCTTCGATGAAAGAGATCCTATCTCTGAACTTCGTTGGAAACTCTGGAAATCTTGGAGAGAAGCCAATCCCAAAGCTGATTCCAAAGACTACGTTGCTGATATTTCCCAGAAAGAAAACTGGTTCGTGAATGTTTACGTTATCGATGATCCATCGAACCCGAACAACAACGGAACTGTGAAAATTCTTCGTATGGGTCCGCAGCTTAAGAAAATTGTCGATGAGGCTACGGAAGGTGATAGATCTGATGAACTTGGGTGGGACATTTTCGATCTTTCTAAAGGTCACGATTTGAAAATCAAGGCTGAGAAGAAAGGTGTTTATACCACATTTGAATCGTCATTCTTCACTACGAAATCCAAAACTGTATTGGATGAAGAAGAGATTGATAAGATCCATTCCAATATCAATGATTTGGAATCGGTTTATCCTGTGAAAACTTATGATGAACTCCAAGAGATTCTGAATGAGCATTTCTTCATCGGTGCTGAGAAGGAAACTCCGAAACCTCTTTCTAAAATCACATCGAAAACACCTGTTGTCGATGATGAGGACGAGGATGATGATATCCCTATGGTTCACGAAACAAAGAAAACCAAAACTCAATCTGCAACTAAAGTCCAAAAAGTTCAGGACGATGACGATGTTGACATCGACGAGCTCCTTGAAGGATTGGACGATTAATAAATAAACAAGCCCCCCTCTGAAAGGAGGGGGGTATAATATACTTATGAGCAATATTCCAGAAGAAATAGAAGCAATGGCTTTTTTTATCGGTCAATCCAATCAGATTGACAATATGATGGTAGAAAAACCATCAACCTTGATAACATCTGCCGATACCCTTAAACAGGGTATGCACGAATATTTATTACAGCAGCGCAGATTGCAGTCGCCTCCTCCACCACCACCATCTCCTTATGCACATGCCCCTTCGAATTTGTATGCCCCTATGAATCATCCTGTGCATACTACAACATCTGCTCCTTTACCTACTCAACCATCTAATGATGATCAATTAGAATTTAATTTTGATCCAAAGCTAGGACAACAGATGATCGACTTATTGAAAGAAATATCACTAAAACTTACAAAGCAACTAAACATTTTAGAAAAGAAATATGAAAATAAATCTTCAAAAGACACCGCTACAGATCTTTCTGTCGAGTTTGTCGATGATTCAAGATAAATGTGTCTTGACGTTGAAAGATGACGGTATACATGGTATTACATCTAGTAAAGATAATACCATGTATGCGTATGCTAGCCTTGAAGGTGAGTATGAAGAAGGTCGATTGAATTTACCATCACTTGAAAAGTTATCCAAAGCTTTGTCGATGGTGAAAGAGGAAGACATCACACTTGTGATAAAGGGAAATCATTTGGAATATAAAAATGATGAACTTAAGTTTAAATATCACCTACATGAGGACGGTGTTATATCAGTGCCTAATTTGACTTTGAATAAAATTCAAAGTTTCCACTTTAACATTGAATTTAAATTAGACATGGATTTCATGGCTAGTCTTTTACAGAAATCTTCTATCACGAATACTAAAAAATTGTATATCTACACAGAAGATAATAGCTTGGTGTGGAAGCTAGGCGATGATACAGCACCTAACAGCGATTCTATTTGTATCATTGGCGAGGAAGTCGATTTCGATCTTAAACCTTTCATTATGAAAGTGGACGATTTGAAATTAATAACCAAAGTATCAAAGTATAATAATATTTTTAAAATTAATTCCAAGATGGGTATCGGTGCTATCATCAGCAAAAATGATTATTTTGGAATTCAATACATTTTTTCATCTATTAGAAATTAATCATGGCTGCTATAAACGAAATTACAGGAAAAGTTATCAGAACCAATCCCCAAAACTCCAAATATGCCGAAAATTGGGATAAAATTTTTACTAAAAAATCTTCCAATGAATGGCTAAAAGAATGTGCAGATGTTGTATTATTAGATCCTGATGGGTGGCGACAGAATGATGGTGTTGATATGGATACTCCCATCAAATGGGCAGATTTTCAATATAGGTTATCTTTATCGACTATAATGTGTAAAAATATTAAATAATATTATCATGAAATTAACACAAAAAGATCAGTCCGAGATAGCAAATTTATATTCCGAAATTTTAGTAGAAGCATTTTCAGATCTTGGGAAATTATCACCTGAGCAATTACGTAAAGGTTATCGTTTAAACCCGAATGATTCGGATAACTTTAAAGAAGTCAGTGGGCGAGTGTTTCATAACGCTTTGGAAGTTATCAAAAATAACGACGATATGCGCAAAGTTACAAATCCCGACTACTATAAAGCTATCAGACAAAATCTTTCAACATATCCCATCGCTGAATATAATTCGATGAGATGTTTTCTAGGTAAGAATAATTCCAGTGGTTTCTGCATCAAAGACGACGATGAATTGGTTTCTTTGTTTTCTTCTTTAGAATCTTCTGGTAAAGCAGCTGCCCTAGCAGCTATTGAAAATGGTGCAAAACGACTTGATTGTTTCGCAACTCAAGATCAAAACGGTAACATTAAAAACGAAGGTTTATATAAACTTTACTCGTCTGTCGGGTTTGTTATTGACGAATCGTTGACTACTGGCGAACTAGGTGAGCCGTATGCAATACAAAATGGTATATCATATTTTGTCGGTCCAGATGAAGTAGTAGACCCAACCCACCCAACAGTGGTGATTTTCATGAAATTATCAAGATGACATTAATATATCCAAAAGAACATATAGAAAACGCTCCAATCGAGCAAGATGTAGATATCATAACTGATTATGATGAATTAAACGCGAAAATTTCGGGGTTATACGATACCTTCACGGTAATTGTATCTCACAACGAGTCTGCGAGTGAGTTGAATTATGTGATAAATTTTGATAGAATCAAAAATTTACATATTTTAACCACATTCATCGATTGTAGATATAAATCAGACAATCTTAAACTATTAATTGATAAATTTAAAGCATTTGAAAATGCTTGGATGTAAAATAGTAGTTGAATATTGTCAATACCGTAATAAGTATATCATATATGAAAAATAATATCGCCACGCAAGGTTATTTTGTTAAAAGATTAAGAGATTCTGGGTTTGTAGTTGTTAAATTATTTGATAAATACGCTCAACATGATCCTAGAAAATGGACGATTATGGTCGATCCCAGCAATACATCTGTTCTCATAACATGTTATCAAAATAAAGAATTTAAAGGTGATGTTTTATTTGAGATCAATGATGGTGGTAATAGATTTTTCAAAAACTACAACCTCAAAACACAAAGTATGGAAATTGTTATTATTACTTTACTTGAAAAAGGTATTTGTCAGATCAAACAAGATTCTGAATATATAAAAGATAAGTAATAATATGGAGAAACACGAGGATGACAATGATGGTATTTTTGTGGATGATAAAGTTATAGAAATTCTTAGAGAATCTCTAAAACATAAATTAAAAAAAGAAAGAAAATACAACAAAAAAAGTTTTAACGGTGTTTTAAAATCAACATTGCAAGAATTTTTAACTTGTGCTAAAGTATTAGGATATGATTTAGATGGGAATGTGGTAGAAATTACATTTTTTGGAAATAAAATGGAAGACGCTGCATTACAAAATCTTTTTATTCAAAAATTTGGCGAATACTTGCAATCAAAAGCAAATATTATAGATGATTTTTAATTTTTTAGATAAAATGAAAAAAGGCAGCGTTTATGCTGTCCAAGTTGGTGATTATGTGGGGCAGTTCTTCAATTATATTAAGAAGGACAGTAATAATTATTTTTTCTTATCTACTCCAAATGTGGAGATAATAAAAGTTCCAAAAGAAAAATTTGACTTCGCATTGAATAATGGTATTATCGAATACGTTGAAACTCTCCCAAGAAATATCTTCAAAGTTATCAAAGCACAGTACCAACAATTATCAGAAAAAAATGGTAAAAATACCTTCTGATTATGTGGTATCTAAGTTTTATGAGTATGGTTATAAAGTAACTCATAACACCTACAGCGGAACTTACCAATGTTGTTGCCCCATTTGCAAAGAGGGTAAAAGTTGGGGATTCAAGAAAAGATGTTTCTACATACCCGAAAATGAATTGATTTACTGCCATAATTGTGGTTGGTCATCCAAACCATATAAATGGATAAAGGAAGTTTCTGGATTATCATACGATGATATCGTGTCAGAAATAAATAATGGCGACTTTGGCGTTATTGATGTTTTAGAATTACCTGAAACCAACAACATTACACCATCTAGAGTATTACCAACCTTACCCACTGATAGCATCAATCTTTTTGATAAAGCGCAAACTGATTATTATAAAAATAATAAAATTGTGCAGGATGCTTTAAATTATATCAAGGCTAGACGACTGAATAATGCTGTTAATAAACCAGATGCCTTTTATTTATCATTAAAAGATGACGTTCATCGTAAGCGACTCATCATACCTTTTAAAAACACTGATGGTAAGATTATTTTTTACCAGTCTAGAAAACTAATAGATGATGAGTCGCCGACATACTTATCAAAAGACGGTGGTGACAAGTCATTATTCGGTATCGAGAGGATAAACCCTGATTTAGATACAATATTCATTACTGAAGGACCATTAGATGCGTGTTTTGTCAAAAACGGCATAGGATTGGGTGGTATTAGTAAGAAAAATCATTTATTTACACATGATCAACAATCTCAAATGGATGGTTTGAAATTCTTCAATCATATTTGGGTATTAGATAGCCAATGGGTGGATGAAACCGCTAGAGAGAAGACACTACAATTGATACAAATGGGTGAAACTGTCTTTATATGGCCCGAATATGATGGTCGTAAATTTAAAGATTTGAATGAGATGTGTGTCGCTTACGATACAGACGAATACCCGACAGATCTTATAATAAAAAATAGCCACAAGGGACTTGCGGCTATTGTGAAAATGAAGTTGATTAAATAATCAAATTTATTTGGTGTTTTTGCTAGGACTGAATAACTCGGCTAATCCTGCCAAATCAGCCGCAATCTTTGCGATTTTGTCTTGATGTTTTTTAAGATTTGCAAGATTCGAGTTGGGATTAGCATTTTGTAGAGTTTTTTGAATACTCGTAGATTGCTCACCATTAATATATTTGGTGAATTTATTGATGTTGGTAATCCACTTGTCTAAAAGATTACTCATTTGTTCATTCTGACGAGCCATTGGATCATCTGTATTATTAATAGCATTTGGATCGGGTTCCATATCGACATCATAATCATCGATCCCCACATCATCGATACCATCCATAGAAGATTCGGCAGCATCTCTCTCCATAGTAGGATCGAAATCTAATTCAGGTGCTTCTTTGAGTAATTTAAGAAATTTTGATTTGAATTTGTTCGTCATG